ATCGTATAATTTAAGTTTTACAGCAGATGCTATTTAATTGTAATGTCAACTATACCTATGCGTAAGCGCATACGTCAATGGTTGCTTGTAATGATGTACAAGTATTAATAAAATGGGAGCAGGGCAGGGGGGTTAGTATTACCCCCCCTGCCCTACAGCCCGCTGTTGGGCTATATAACAACTTGTTGTGTTTCATTCATTGCATCTCATATGCCTACTCCCTCATATCTCCACTGGTGTTTCACCATCAACAACTATGTCGAAGAGGAAGATGTGCCCCGCATCTCAGCTTGGGGAGAAGAAGAAGGCAAGTACTGGATCATCGGTCGAGAAACCGGTGAATCTGGAACCCCTCATCTGCAAGGATACATCTCGCTACGAAGACGGCGTACTTTCGCTTATGTATCAGGTAAGCTCACATCTAGGGCGCATATCACGCGCGCAGCAGGTACTGCTAGACAGAATAGAAGATATTGCAGCAAAGATGGAAACTTTGTCGAAGGAGGTGAAATTAATGAAGGAAGAACCCGAAGGGACAAAGATGAAGTCGCCAGATCGTTCATGGCTGCCGTCAAACTCGGAGATTCAGGAGTGGTTGAATTCGCCGATACCGAGCCCGGAGCGTGGATCTACAATGGATCTAACATGCTCAGAAACGCCCTTCAGCTTTACCCCCCTGTTGAACGAGCTGACATCTCCGTACGATGGATCTATGGATCTCCAGGAGTGGGAAAAAGTAGATTGGCTCATGCCACGCTACCAAGAGCTTATATCAAAGAGCCTAGAACAAAGTGGTGGAACGGATATCTCTGCCAAAAAGAAGTCATCATAGATGATTTTGGTCCTAATGGTATTGATATTAATCATCTACTAAGATGGTTTGATCGATACAAGTGTCTTGTGGAGAATAAAGGAGGTATGATAGCACTTTATGCTACAACCTTCATTGTAACGAGTAATTTTCATCCAAGGGATGTGTTTAAGTTCGGGGATGAGATAAATCCCCAGTTACCTGCTCTAGAGAGGAGGATTGTAATTGAAGAAATGAAATAGCGTGCGTAGCACGCCTACTATCAATAAAGAAATATTTTATATCATAGAGAGATTAGTTTATGAAAACTGGTCGGCGCTTCGCGTCTCGCATCGCGGTGGGACCGGGCCGGGTAGCGAAGCGGACCTGGCCCCGGGCCCATTGTCGTGCGGATGCGAGGCTGTAGCTGACACCGCCGGCCGGCCGGTGTCAGCGCGAAGCGCTGGCTATAAATACCCCGAAGGGGTATTCAAGTCATTCACAACATGCCTGCGTTTAGAAAGAGAACCTATGCGTCTGCGTTCAGGCCGAGAGGTCGAATGCGTAAACGTACACGGTTCGCCAAAAGAAAAGTCGTGCGTAAAGGAGGAAGGAGGACTATTGATTATACAAGTCAGAATACAACAGGACATGCTGTTGGATTTAGAGGAAGGAAGACAAGCCGTAGGGTATTTCAAAGGCATATTTGGAACTCTACTGTGTTTAAGCCTCATTATAGGTCCGTTAATACAGAAGAATTATCTTTAAGTACCGATGCTAGCTCAAGTGCTGGTACTATTCAGTTTCTGAATATGTACAAGTTTGCTGGAAATGGATTTGGAACTGTTGCTGGTGGAGCTAGAGAAATTGATGTCGGAGCTGGTGTACCTACTTTTGAAACTTCAAGTTTTGTACTTAGAGGTGGAAGGTATACGATGACTATTGCGAACCAGTCGTCGTCAGATATTAAATTAAAGATGTGGAGGATCACTACAGGAAATAATCCGGACTTTAGTATAGTTGCCGCATCAGAAAATGCTGCCTGGGATCCATCTGTTACTCCAGATTTTTTTAATCAGATAGGTAAGCCGTTTATGTCAAGAGAAGTATTAATTGAAGGAAACGAAAACTATACCTTTTCAACAAGGTTCAAGACTCAGAAGATAGACGAGAACGCGTATGGATTAGATGCTAGGTCGCCATATATTTGTATATTGGCAAGTAGTTTTGACGGTTCGAATGCACCTTTCAAGGTTATTCAATCGTATAATTTAAGTTTTACAGCAGATGCTATTTAATTGTAATGTCAACTATACCTATGCGTAAGCGCATACGTCAATGGTTGCTTGTAATGATGTACAAGTATTAATAAAATGGGAGCA